GGGTAGAGCAAAAGCCCCTGTTAGTCCAACTGAAGCGGAGTGCATCCAGTGTGGCTTCTTCATCTCCCGGCACTATCCAGGGTATGTTTGTTAAGTGCGGGTGTTTTTTTGTATAGGATCGTATCTGTTTTAATAACTGTTTGCGAGAATCCTTTACATCTCTATCGTTTAATGTGATCTCGTTGTCACATTCGGGGTATGGCTCTGCTGAAAAGAGCCGCTCAAGACACGATTCATCATGTTCGAATCGTTCGTGTTTGAGGTGTGGGTTTTGTTTGTTGAAAGGTATTGAATTAAGTTTACTCATATGTTAGAATAATTTTATCCTCCCTGTATGACCATGGATCAGGGACGACTCGGAAGTACCTCAGACCAACCTCGGTTGGCGTATCAGTACAGTGCTTCCATCAACAATTTACAACGCAACTGCTACTTACAGATGTTCCCTTGGGTGTGGGATTCAACATCTGGTGTTACTCGTTCCAAGACACAAATTTAACGGTGTCGACTGAGTTTTACACTAAGAAAGTGACCTAGACTAAAAATGGGAACTTTACAGTTTTTCCACTAGTAGAGAAATAGACGGTTGAGAAGATATGAGGCATGGAAAGCGCCCAAGTCCCAGCAAACTATGCTGAACTAGCTTATGTTCTGACAGAACATAGGAAAACACCATACATATAATATGTAACGGATGAAATAAGAAGAAGCACATGCCCTAGGCAAGCGTGATGTCAAGACTTGTTAGGTCGAGCACATCTAGATATTGCAGAAGCCTGCTAGGCGATCATGCACTTCTAAAATCAACGTTATAAAGACCTGCGAAAGTCCATATTTAGTTTATCGGGTGAATATCAATGACGATATTCAACCGTGGGAAAGTTCCTAAACTCCCAAGGAATTGAATCGTAACGAAACTCATAGTTCGAACAATCTTACGTTATGGTGGGCGGGGCTCTCAATCCCCTAAAGATCAACTACCATCGAGACGGGCGTAACTCCGAAAACGTTTGAATGAACAAACTACTTGGTAAGTAGTTCGCACACTGTATCTAGTATTTTCATAAAAGGTAATACATTCAAGTATCACAGTGTTCC